AATTAGCCAGCATTTTCATAGCCTTGTCATTTTTTTCCCATCCTGTATCATCTTTCACGCATACCGTATTGCGTCGCGCATCTGTACAGTGTATCGGTCTCTCTGTAATAGCCATGTCCTGTATTGATTCCAAAATCTTACGGGTTATCGTAGCCACGTATCCATCGTGATCCATGCGGTCTAAATCTGTGACTGTACACTCGATGGAGTCCATCACCTCTTTCAATGTGAACGCATCTTTGCAGTCTTCATTGAGAAATACATTCAGATTAAACTGATTATTATTCGTCGTATTGTTATTTGTGATACATTGTGGACCATTCAAACTTATCGCTTCGACCAGCAAACGAGTCTGCTCAGCAGCCGCCTCGTCACGTGCTGCGTCGCGTGCTGCGTCGCGCACCGCCTGCGCTTCTAAAAATTTAGTAATGTTTGGGTCACCCATCTTTGCGAGTTGTTCTTCAACCTTTGCATTTACCATCTCTTGAATAGCATCAGCCATGTCAGTGTCGTCAGGTTCTGTTGTAAATGTCTGTGAAATAGGAAAAACACGATTGACCCTTTCAGTACTATCAATACTAGTACTAGGATATCGGTGGTTTTCCTCGTTTTCCTCGTTTTCGGCGATTTTATCACACTTTTTTTGATGTTTATATAAGGAACCCCTATGCATATATGCTTTCCCACACTCACATACATAACTTGTAGAATGTTGCCATTTGTTGCCATTTGTTGCCATTTTGTGTTTTGCAGTCATCACGTGTCTATTGTAGTCACTATTATAACTGCATCTAAAGTCACATGTTTCACAATAAAATGTATTCTCGTTTTTCTCGTTTTTTTCCGTTGCCATTTTTGTCTAAAGTCTCTAAAGTATGGCAACACAAAAAACGAGAGATTCTCACGAAAAATCCCGAAAATATTTCTTATGCAGCAAAACATGAAAAGTACCTCAAGGTTTGTTAGCATAAGATTTTAAAAAAAGTAAAGTTCAAAAGTCCTCAAGAAATTTGTAAAACGACAAAAATAAATGTCGTTTTGTACTTTGTTGAGAGACTTTTGGAAAAAGTAAATTTATAAGTGGGAACTCTGTCCCACAAATATTATCTGAAATTGAATGCAAATAGATATATATCATATATTATAACAGCAACATACATTATGAGTAAAGCCCCTCCATTCACATTCATCGATCTGTTTTGTGGCATAGGTGGCTTCCATCAAGCGCTCCAACGTCTTGGTGGCGAATGCGTATTCGCCAGCGACATCGAGGAGAAGTGTCGAACCGTATACGCGGATAACTACAATATGCCCGTCGCGGGCGACATCACTGAAGTACCTGTCGAGGATATACCTGCATGCAATGTGGTGTGCGCGGGGTTTCCATGTCAACCGTTCTCTAAGTCTGGTTTCCAGCTCGGATTTGACGACGACAGAGGCAATCTGTTCTTCACCATTTGCAAAATCGTCAAGCATCACATGCCCGAGTACCTTATTCTCGAGAACGTGCGCAACCTCGCGAGCCACGACAACGGAAATACGTGGAACGTGATACGCACGCACATCGACGAACTCGGCTACCACACATACGAAACGCCCACGATCCTCAACGTATTGCATTTCAACATCCCTCAGAATAGGGAGCGTGTGGTCATCATGTGCAAACGAAAAGACCTCGGACCCTTACAGGAACTCCCTGAAATCCCTAAGAATCCTAAAACCACCTTGACGCAACACATCCGCGATATCATTCGTCCAGAAGACGCGGTCGGCAATGCGATGTATGCGATTACTGGAAAAATGAAAGTGGTAGAAACAGTGTGGGACAACTTTATTCAGGTCGTGAAGTCAATCGGGGTCAATATCCCCAAGTTCCCCATCTGGACGGAGTGGTGGGATTGCGAACTAGACATCACTCATGTGCACTACGTGAAATATCCCTCGTGGATCAACAAGAACCGTGAGTTCTACGAGACCTATCAGGAAGTGCTTCAACCATGGCTGGAAGAATCAAGACAAGACCCATTATGGGTTGGTGCCGTGAGGAAGTTTGAATGGCAGGCAGGCGACCTACAAGAGGACGATTCCATGGCGACCGTTTTATGGAGTGCACGTGGGTCTGGAATTCGCGTCAAGCGTCCTGATTACGTCCCGACGCTGGTTGCGATGAATATGACGCCCGTGTATGGCCCCGAGCATCGGAAGATGACGCCACGCGAATTACTCAGACTGCAGTCGTTCCCTGAATCATTTCGGTTTGTGGAAAAAGATATATACAAACAGGTCGGAAACGCGGTGAACGTCACTATGATAGAGCGGTGCGCGTCGTTCCTGATGTTTGATGGCGACCTTCTATAATCAAGAATTGTGTAAAAATATAAGACGTATATATTTTGTATTTTTACTATATTTTCATACCACCATATCAATGAGGCGTCGCTGTAGTTTGTGTTTCTCCTCCTTGTAGTTTACCGTGGCGCACGCGTCGGACGCGGGTGCGCCGCGTTCGCATAATACTTCAATGCACTCAATTGGTATTTTGCATTCAATGCCATCACCTGATTTGGTGATGTGCAAGTATGGTTCCATTTTGGTGTAAGTGATTCCTACGATAGTCTGCAGATCCAAGAAGAGATAGTAGTCTGCGGGTTCCGACAAGCAATGTGTTGTTAGGTTTTTCAATGTGTTTTTTATCTTGAAGGTCAGTGTCTTTTTACGTTTTCCAGCGCGCGTGGTTATCCCGTAGTCTTCATATTTGACCTCCACCTTTCTACCGCTTTCTGCGTGTATCATATCGTAGCCAATTTCATCTACCCATTGTAGATGGCTTTCCGAATAAACATCTAGCGATTGTTCGATAATGTCTGACTTGTCAAAGCGACTTTTGCGGTCGTTTAATTGTGGTCCTAGTCCGTTCACAAGTCTGAAGTATCGTGGTGCGTCTAATTTCGCAATCAGTTCGTGTCCGTATGGAATAACTTCAGTAGCGGTTTCAATAACATTTTCGATAATTGACTTAATCACGGTCTCTTCTGCGTTTTCTATCATATTACTCATCGTATATACATATTCAAACGGAATGTATTTATATATCAATTTTAACGCCGACGCCGCCTCAATACTTCAACGACCTCCTCATATCGGATATTGTTCATCGGTCGATTGCCAAATGGAAGTTTAAAGTTGACGTCACCCCACCTAGCAAACAACCCGTATCTGCCTTTCTTTACCTTCAGAGGGAGGTCTTCGTATTCCCAACCAGGTTCGGTTTCGTCGTCTTCTTCTACCGCGGGCGGAGGCGGCGGCGTCGCGGCCACAGGCGCATTCGATACTGCGGTGTTTACTGCTGCACGCACCTCAGCGCATAGGGACGCAGCGCTCTCGCGGCCTGCGGCGATTAATTCTAACCGTGATTCCATGTTACTTGTGTAGTCATAATTGAATAGATCTGAAAAATGTTTTTGTAAATATTCGGCTACGGCAACGCCTAAGGGTGTAACTAAAAGTTTGTTCTTTTCTGAACCGACCATGCGTTCATTCTCTTCCAACGTGATGTCTTCCGAATCGCATGTGATTTCGTATGTTTCGCATTGTACGGGTGTTCCTGTAACATTTCCGCGTTTGACGTAACCACGATCTTGGATTTTATTTACTAGAGTTGAGAATGTAGATGGGCGACCAATTCCCTTTGATTCTAAAATGCTAACGAGACGAGCCTCAGTTGGTCTAGGTTTCGGTGTTGACGATGTTTCAACCGCACGTATAAATGAATACGGTATTGTATCTGGATTTGTTGTATCTGTAAGCGCCTTCAAGTAGGTATAGTCACGTAAATCTTTGTTAACAGCTTCCTGTGACCTAGGCTTTAATGCTTCCCAACCCAGAAAAATAGGCTGTTCAGTGATGGCTTCATAATGATACTCAAAAGTGGGAGAATTAATACGGACGATTAATCTACTATATTCTGCGTTCGACATCAAACTGGCGACCGACGTTTCCCAAATCAAATCATACACCCGTCGATCATTCAGGTCATTAATCGTTTCTGGAAGTTTTCGCATATTCACATTAGTGGGCCTGATGGCTTCATGTGCACCCTCGCTTGTAGATGCTAGTGAATCTGCTGTTGGTGAAATATATTTTGTGTTATTGAAGGTCTGTTCTACATATCGCTTGCATAAGTCGATAAACTCTTGACTGTATGCAGATGAATCTGTTCGCATATACGTAATGAAACCAGCCTCGTACAAACGTTGGCAAGAAGACATCGTGGTTTTTGGCGATAAAGAGAATGCATTACTCGCCGCCTGTTGTAGGCGTGACGTGGTAAATGGTTTTGGTGCTGACCTAATGCTCGTTTTCATTGGGGGTGAGGGCAATAGATGATGTTTGTGGTCACACGATGTACTAAGGAACTCAATTGTGTCTTCGCTATTTTCAAATGAATGGTTCAAATCAAACTTGATGTTCTTGTTTGTAAAAAGACCATGTACCTTGAACTTCGATGAATTGTCTATGCTGTCTTTGGACATCTTATCTTCATCGACTACGATTTGGAGAGCTACAGATTGACATCGACCTGCACTAAGGGAAGGTGTATTTTTACCTGGTGTTGAGATACCACACCTCCAAAGCACTGGCGAGACAGAGAAACCAATAATCATATCAATTGCCATGCGGGTTTGTTGAGCATAAACTATATCCATATTGATACGCGTTCCATATGACTGTTTAACTCCATTTATTATTGCATTTTTAGTTATCTCGTGGAATAACGCTCTTGGTGTTGACCCGATATCTAGATTTAACAGTTTACATATGTGCCAAGAAATTGCTTCGCCTTCTGAGTCGTGATCCGACGCTAATATGACCTCAGACGCCTTTGCTGCCTCTGACTTCATGGTTGATATTGCTTTACGCATAATAGCGCATTTCATATTGGTATATTTGATGTCCAGTGAACCAGTCTTCTCATCGATTTTTATGTAGTCGGTCGATAGAACCTCTCTGAAATGCCCGTAACTGGCAATACATTTATACCCGTCGCCAAGAAATCCCTCAATTTTTTTACATTTACTAGGCGACTCAACAATGACCAGTTTGACCCCCGTTTTTTTGAAAGTTCTCGTAGATACGTCTTCGTCAGATTCTGAATCCGATACAATAGTATCAATATTCGATTCTTTGATTTGTGCCCTTTTATTTCTCTTGTAAGGGAATTTTTTCTTAAATGGTTGCATATTACAATATAATATCAGGATATATCTATACCCTCTGGCGTACTGAAATGATATAAATATTTTGAGGAAGTATAGTATAGCACAACATGAACGATGACAAAGATAAGGAGATTAATGAACTAAAAGAAAGGCAGAATGCTGAATAAAAAATCTGTTTATAATATAAGAAAGATGATACTATCGGACATTGCCATTGACAAAAAGGGTGAAAAATCTGGAGAAAAAGAGAAGGAGTTAATCAAAGTCTTTGTTATTACAGGACCCAAAACAAGCGGCATTGTTACTTATGAGACTGAAACAAATGGTAAAAAATCATATTCTGGTATTGCCTGGGATATTGTAGAGGCTGTTAAAAAACTCCCCGAGTTTGAAAAGTACAGGTTTGAATATACATTTTCCGAATCAGGATATAATAACTATAATGAAACAGTTGAATGGGTGAGTAGTGGCAAATATGATTTAGGACTTGCAACGTATATGCAAAATAAAAAGCGTGAGCACAAAGTCAACTATACGGTTCCTATCACAATAGATGCATTTGCTGTATACCATTATTCAGATACGAGTATTACAGAGGTATTCAAAGATGTATTATTTCAAATTGGATATTTGATTATTATTCTTGTTATTTTAGGAATTGTTACTGGAATATTATTATTTCTTGTAGACCCGAAACGTAGTAAGGCTACAAATATTAAAAATCGAAAGGTATTTTTGTTACGTTCTATAATGACAGGTATTTCAACCTTTTTTGGCGAGGCTGGATTTTTATTTGAAAACTCATCGTCATCTATCAAAGGATTAATTGCAGTATCCACAATTATGTTAATTGCTGTTATATTTCTTCAGTTTATGCAAGCAGAAATCACATCATTGCTTATCGATCGAAAAATGGGAAAAGGAATATCACATTCAGAAGTCAAGGTAAAACCAGTGTTAGGTCACGAGGGATATGCGCATACCACAAGATGGGAAGAAAGTGGTGGATTAGTAGAGAGACATAAAGGGAAAAATAATACGGATCTTTTAGAAATTTACAAGAAAAATCCAGACAAATATCTAGGAGTGGTTCTTTCTTATTACGATGGTTATCCATTTATAGCTTTACATCCAGGAATTACTGCGTCCGTATTTGGCAACTCTCCGTCATGTATGATATACAACCCTAATAAACCAAGTTTCGGAGAAAACCTCAACAAAGGATTACTGCATATTCGATCTACAAAAGAGAAGCAAAAAATTTGTCGTAGTTATTTTGGAAGCGATGACCCGAATGCGCCTCCTGCATGTACATTATAATAGTTAGGTATTCAATAAGTATACCGAGACATGACTAATGGTCATGTCTTGATATGTGTTCTATTTTTCTAAATAATGTATTCGATGTAAATGTTCACGCGGTAGGTTATGAAGTGTGTTTCCATTTTTCAAGTAAGAGAGATATTTCAATCTGGGTTTCCGTTCGCCCAACTTTACCAAATCATTCATCACATAGGCACAACAATGAACCTTTTTGTCAGTGTCAAGTAGCGTGCATTCTAGAGTGATTTTATCGTATATATTACTAGAGTTATTGTCTGAGATATATCCTTCACGGGTGTCAATATTGGACAAGATGTCTGAATTATCGAACTCGTATATCACTCCGTATGTTTTCGACCCCTTCCTAGGTTCTATATTGGCAACACCAGACCTAAGGTTGGATGTGTTAATATTACGATATCTAAATATATAATTGTCTATATAAGCAGAACCAACTATAGGTATGTCCTCGCTACATATATATTTTGCTAAATAATTTGTATCAAGATTTGCACCATATGCGAAGTAGTACATATATAGAGAACATATAATATTTCTCTCTGTATACAAAAAAAAAGTGATTAAGGGCGATGAAAGTTATCTGGTGTAACGTACGTGTTAAACGCTGCGCCTCCTATGGAATCCATCAATGTTGCATAGAGTTTTTTTGATTCAACGATTGGATGCAATACGTCACGCGCGAGATAAATTGCAACGAGTATCAATATGAGACCCCCTCCGTATAGAAATGTTTGTTTGTTATCATCTGCCATGACTTGGGTGTTATAACTACTGTATAGAGAGAAAATAGTATAATGTATAGTATATAACTAAAATGGGAAACATATGTGGTTCAGAAAATGATGTAGACACTACAAATAGAATGGAAACGATTGAACGCCGTGTCTTAGAACTCGAGCAGGCGGTGTTCCTGACGAGAAATGTTGATGACCGCGATGTCTCTTTCAGGAAAAAATACCAAGAACCTGATCCCGAGTTTATATATCGTAGTAATCCAATTATTTGTCCAGCTAAAAATCCAAATGCCAGCGCACCATTGTACGTAAATCCGGATGCGTCGCACGCGATGTCGTGGAGTCGGTAAGATTTATAATCTACCTCAGTGAGCAGATAGGGTTATTTTCTCGATCTCCGTAATAGAAATGACATGTGTTTTGCAATGTACCTTCATTCTCTAAAAATACAATTCCATTATTAACGTCTTCCAATATATTTGTCTTTGATTCATTGATAGGGTATCCGCCTGTTTCTACCCCGAATCCTAATGAAACGAATAATTGTGGATATTTGTCTAGATATTTGAATCCGTCTGCATAGGATAATGCAATGCCAGCATACTTATCCGGGGTTTCTATGTACTTGGTAACTATATCATCTATAGTGCCGTCCTCTACATACTCTATTCGACCACCATACTCCTGTATGCTGTTCGTTGGTATATACCCTTTCAATCCCAATAGTTTTTGGATTGGCATATTGTCTTTCGTTATCTTTGATCCTATTTTTTCATCGACAAGCGCTGATGTCATTCTAGCCTGTGCAATAAGAACAAATATAAAGGCTGTTAACATGGTAATAAAAAATATAATTAAACCCTTTATGGAACGTGTAGCATGATCCGCAACCAATCCCATTTCCCCAAACATTGCTGACATACCTGCAATAATGGAATAAAGAAAGAACTTACGGTTTGTTTTTATTTTTAATCGAGCCATACGTCCTGGATTTCCAAAGTATATTAGTAATCCCGAAACTATGCCGAGTAAAATAAGAACTAATATAATATGTCCAATACTTTTTATCATCAAATGGAAGAGTGTTACGATGCTACTTGTTTCTATATGAAATATTGCATTTGGGTCTAATATAAATGGGGCACTAAAATTCACTTGTTGTTCTCGTTCAAGATTTCTATTAAATACACCAATACCAATATCATATTCTCCTTTGCCTATTCTTGATACCACATCAGAGTAATTTGACTCACCCTCTTTTGAATAAGTGTATTCCACTGTATATTTGTCTTTCATGATTTCTAATTCCATAATCTTATGAAACATATCAATAGGTAATCCCTCATACATCTGAACCCCATCAACAATATCGGTCTTATATGCGATATTTCCAGCAACTTCACTGTCTGTCATTACAAATGCCTTAATAATTTGTTTCTCATTGTTATTATTACCAAGAGAACTCTGCGAATTAAATGGTTGATTCATTCTATGTGATCTACCTATATAGTATGTATATATTTTATCGCCGTGCGATAAAATGTGTAAGTCATTTATTGTAACGATCACTTATTTCTATTTCTGGGTTTTGAAGAGTGTACCAGAGCATGAAACTCAAACCAGTCGTTAGGTGTTTGTTTTGTTCCGCCATCATACGGAACCGCTAGATTATTTGCGAGTAATCTATCCGTGACGTTTACGCTGTCTACAAATACATCGGCAAGAACGCGTCCATATTTATCGTAACTCACGTTCTCAAGTGTGACAACTTTATCTAAAACTTGTGCTGCCATCATTTCTTTGGCGAGCATTGCGCATCCTTTTTCGTTGACACATTTCGTCCGCATTTCAGGCGCATCGATGCCACGTAGACGTACTGACCAGCGGTAAATAGGATTACCTGGCTGGTACGGAGGAAGTCCGCACGCAATCGTGATCGTGTCCCCGTCATATACCTTGATGCATTTCGCAACGGAGATTTCAGGACGAAACTGTATAGTGTCCTTGTATGATATATTTTCCCAATCGACTTCATTTGTCGTCGTCTCCTCATGGCATGATTGAATATTTGTTAAATCTATTGCTTCTGTATTACTGCTAATGCATGTTCCCATTACGTATCATATACTCACTTATCTATATTGGTGTCGCGGTATAAACATATTGTGGAAATATAGTATAATATGG